TAAACCTTACAGATCGGGTAGTTTTTACTATCCATCAGTAGATTATCAGGGTGCTTTACAGTATGCACACATAGAGGAAGAGATATCTAACTTTCATCTTAACAACATTATGAACGGTTTATCACCTGCTATGTTAGTAAACTTCAATAATGGTGATCCTGGTGAGGAAAAACGCAAAGACATGGAACGCAACATTCAAAACAAATGGGGTGGTACATCAAATGCAGGTAAATACGTTTTGGCGTTCAATGATTCAAAAGAAGAGGCAGCAACTATTGAACCTGTTGCACAACCTGACTTAGATAAGCAATATCAATTCTTATCAGAGGAAAGCACTAAGAAAATAATGGTAGGGCATAGGATTACTTCACCTTTATTCTTTGGTATTAGAGATTCAGCAGGGTTAGGGTCAAACGCAGATGAAATAAAGAACGCATGGTTGTTGTATGAGAGAACTGTACTAAAGAGTTACAGGATACTTATGCTAAACAATATTACTTTCCTATTGGGAGAGCAGAAAAACTTCTTAGACGTAGGATTTGAGAGCAATACACCTATTGAGTTTGAAATGTCAAAAGACCCCTTGCAGGAGTTTATTGAGATGGGGGAGTATTTAGACCCTGAAGAGTGGGAACTTGTGGATGAGGGTGATGTTGACTATGAGCTAGAAAAGCAGTTAGAGTTAGCTACAACGGGAACTGCCCGACCTAATGCAAAAAGTGAGCAAGATGAAGAGATAGACGAAAGGCAGTTTAAAGTAAGGTATCAATATGGAGGAGATTCAGTAGGACAAAGAGAATTTTGCAGAAAGATGTTAAGTGCTAACAAACTATACAGAAAAGAAGATATAGAAATGTTGGAATTTAAACCTGTTAACAAAGGGTTTGGTCCTGACGGCACAGCCACATATAGTATATGGTTTTATCATGGAGGGGTTTACTGTCACCACAAATGGGTAAGAAAAACTTTTATGAGTAAGAAAGGGAAAGGTGTTAGTCCTGGCAATCCACTAGCTCCAACTGTATCAACTAACAAAGCTGAGAAAGCAGGGTACAGAATAAGGAATGATAAAAGGGTAGCAACAAGAACAATAGACCAACCAGGAAGAGGGGAGTATAATGGCTGAGGTACTTTTAATAAATAGGGCAGATATAATGAGGATAACAGGGTTAAGCGGCAACATTGATGAAGACAAGATTTTGCCCCATGTAATGACTGCACAGGACATTCATTTACAACCTATAATCGGCACTAATTTAATGCAGAAAGTGAAAGACCTTATAGAGGATGATGAATTGGATGATGCAGGTAATGAATACTATGCTACTTTGGAGAACACATATATAACACCTACCTTAGTTTATTTAGTAATGTGGGATTTTCTGCCCTTTTTACAGTATGAAATAAGTAACGGAGGAATAAACCAACACACCACAGAGAACGGTATTAGTGCAAGTGAGGAAAATATGAATATGCTTATTAAAAAGTTCAAAGACAAAGCGGAGTTTTACGGTAACAGAATGAGTGATTATATTTGTGATAACTCTAGCGAGTTTCCTGAAATATCAGCAGCGATAACAGGAGGTGAGTTGAATAGTGAGGGACAACAAAACATGGGAGGATGGGTAATATAAGATACAGACCAAAAATAGAGAATATTAAGAAGATTGAAGTATATTTAAAAAGGCTATTATTAACTAAAACAAATAAAGATGGCAACTTATGTAACAAATGACGTGAGGCGATCACGTGAGCGAATTGTAGAGATTTCAGCAAATACTACATTAACAAAGGCTGATAGTGGCAAAACCTATATGTTGGATGCAGTAGGTGAAGTGATTACTTTACCTGCGGTGGGAACATCAACAGGAGTGAAGTACAAATTTATCTGTAGCACAACAGCAGCTACTACTGATTGGACTATTGTAGCAGCAACAAATGTTATACAAGGGTCTGCTCAGGTAGCAGGTGCAGTAGTAGCAGCATCGGATGAGAATACTATTACTTTGGTAGTAGCTAAGTTCTTACCTGGTGATTGGGTAACTTTAGACTGTGATGGTACTAACTGGTATGTAGAGGCATCGGTTGTAACAAGTACAGGGTGTACTTTTACAGCAGCTTAAATTACAAGGGATTGATCCCCTGAAGAAAAGGGATTGATCCCCTGTTTTAAAACAAAGATTATGGCTATACCCGCAGGATATGGAAGTGTGTACTGTACCACTTGGTTTGGTGATTGGGATAATATTAAAAGGTCAATACCTTTTGATTCACGCCCCGACTGTTTAAAATATATACCACCTGTACCTGATTACATTGTAAGGGTAGAGGCAGATAGTGGAACAGTAGAGGCAGCACAATGTGTAGGCGATCAAATAGAAAATTTAAAAGATAACTAATATGGCTATTTATGACGAAGCAAAATTAGTAAACATAGCTAGTGGCTATAAGGCAGCAACTTATTATTCTGTATTGCCTGATGATGGAAGTGGTGACTTTGACGTTGCGAGAAATAGCGTTGCGACAAGAGTCAATAGCGACATTAAGCTAGAGGAAATGGCAGTACACGTACCGAGAATAAGTTACGATAGTGGTGTAACGTGTCCTTATTGCTTGTTAGAGCCACAGAGAACAAATCTATTAACATACGGGGTTAGCTTTTTAAATGACTATTGGGGAAAATCAGGAGCGACAATAATTGGCGATGCCACAACAGTAGGTTCAAATATTATAACACCTAATCACGGTTTTGAAAGTGATACAGATAGTCCACCAACAGCAGGTAATTGGCATGACATAGGTAATCATGCTGCAACAGCAGTAGCAGACGGTACAGCACCACAGGGTGTAAACACTTGTGAAGTAGTTGCAAGTGGAGCAGGTGGCGGAGGA